CAATGTAATTTCTATATGCAGTGTAGTATGCCTGTGTGACCACGTAGACATCAATGATGTTGGTTGATCCTGGATCAATGCGATTGGTCAATGAACTGTTGTGTCTGTATTGGAAAAACAAGTCTTGGCGGCCAATGCGAGTTATGTAATCAGTTGTGGTCACCAGTTCAGTAGTGCCGGTGGCAGTCAATGACAAGATGTAAAATGCCGGTGGTGTTGTGTACACCAGTGTTGTGGTATTGTAAACACCATATGCATAAAACACCTGTCCGACTATGTACTGTGCCTTTACCACTTCAATGTCATCTAGTGTGGCATACTGAGAATTTATAACTCCAGGCTCTACCAACACATAACGTTCTAGATTGTCAAAGTCAACAATTTGTTGAAAGAACACATTTTTAGTTGTGGGATTTACATTGGGTGCAACAATGGTGTTGAAAAAGTCTGGATCATCTGGCACGCCGTCAGCGTCGTTGTCTTGCCATGAAACCAACACTTGATAGTCATCAACATAGCCGTCTGGTTGAACTGGCTGGTCAATGATACGCATTGAAATATCGCTTTCCAGTGGCAAGTTTGAATCTGGCTTGCTGTTTGTTTTTAATACTTTGACAAAGTCGCGAATAGTAGTTCCTGTGCGACTATCATAAATTTGTTCGTCACCGTAGAAGAAAAAGCGTGTTTGTAGAACTGATCCAAAGTAATAGTTCAGCGCACGACTTGTAACTGTATATGATTCGCCATCAGTTACAAATTGCAAGAACCAACTGGCGTCTAAGTTTGTGCCGGATGTGTTGCCTGCGTATGCTTGACTCCAGGTGGCGTCAATTGCAAGATTGTTTGAAGTAATTAAATACCAGGTCTTGGTCAGGTTATTATAACCCAGGCCAAAATTGCGATACAATTCAATTTGTGCGGCAGCATCATTACGAACATCTGTTCCCAAATCTGTAACAAACAACGGAATAACTTGACTGCATACCGAGCCAGTGGGCACAAAATTATTGAGAACCACTGGACCAAGACCATTGCTAAAGTTGCCAAGTCCTTGATTTGTTCCGTCATTGTATATTGCCGTTGCTGCCGCCCAGATTATCAACTTTTCATCTGCTCGAGTTGGTGTGCCTAGCACTAGTTTATTATTGGCATCAAAGTAATATCCTGACGGAGGAACAAACTTGATCAAACTACCAACTTGGACATATTGCATGTTGTTGCTGGCATATTGTCCAACTGACACTGGGTTTCCTGCAGAATTTTTAAAATAACCTGTGGTTTCATTAGCCAATGTTGTGCTTTCGTTCCAGGTCACTGCCAGTGGTATCAACGATGGACGAGGGAAGTTAGCATAGTAAAATTGTTTGGCAGGACTGTTGGCCAAGTTGACTTCAATTTGATTGGTAATAACATCACTGATTTCGTTTGTGGTCAACCAAGTGAACAAAAAAGTTGGCAACGCATTGTACTCGTACAGAGCACCATCACTGGAGAATGTGTTGGTACTTGAATATTTTCCAGTGTTGTCAACTAGATCAAGATATCGACTTGTGCCAATTGAAGCACGGTTCAATGCTTTGCTTTTGATAATTGAATTGTACTGAGTGAACGGAAAGTTATTGTAGTCCTCGCCGTTGACCATGCGATTTTGTGTGTAGTAACGAGCAGGCGCTCGTTGTTTGATCTCAGCAATGGTTTCACGAGCAAGAGCATTGCTCACTGGTTCAGTAATACCACATGTCATTGTAAGTGTTTCCAGTTGTCCTCTGCGGCTGACATAACTGATGCTCAATAGAACATTTTGCATCTCTTCTGGATTGATAATGTACTGCAATCCATTTGATGCACGAACATACGCACGGAAAGTGCCAACAGGAATTTCAGAGAACACACCATCACCAAAGTTCATGGTGATCTGATCATTGGCTCTACTAGTAACTGAGTATATTGGACGCAGTGTTGTGAGTTGTTCGGCTGCGGCAGTGTACACGCTTTCAACAAACTCCCACTCTCGGCTAATGGTACCTACGTTATCCAATTGATACAACCAACGGTCAGTATTATTAACGCCTTCAATGTTGATGTTCACTGCACGATTGGCAATGCGTTCTGGCAAGTTAAAATCTTGATTCTGTAGTACACCTTGCTTGAACAAGAAGAAGAATCCTGTGTTGGGTGAAGCAAAGCCCAACTGGTCATTACGGAACAACACATTGAATTGTCCATTAGGACGTGGGCTAGGTTCGTATACATAACCAAGGCCACTGGCTGTGGCACTGACAGCTTCAAATGGCATGTTGACGCCGTCAACAACAGAACTGTAGGGGATCACTGGCAAGAAACCTGGCAACAAGTTAACGGTGTATTCGTCTGTGCGAATTCCGTTGATGGTGGTTCTGTTGCCAGGACGGCCGTAACGTTGTGTGTTGACCAGTGCGGAATTCAAGATAGCAGTAAACTGTTCTTGCCAGTCAAAGTTGGTTGGATCGGCCCAGTTAACAGTGATGTTGCTCAGGTTAATGCCGTTGTAGTCCACAATGTTTTCTGTGGTCTGAATTGAAAATACTTTGAGGTATCCGGATGCTTCTGTATTACGCTTGGGAGTGTAGCTGACCAGGTTAGCAAGTTTAACCACACTGTCACGACGTTCAGCAGTGTCTAGATAATTTTCACGTGTGTTAAGATCAGTACGAAAGGCCAATGCCTGACCCATAAATGCCATCACATCTAGTAGAGCAATAAATTCACTGCTTTCAATGTAGTCGTTGAATGTTTCTGGGTAGTACAGTCGTATGTAATCAACAAAACTCTTGCGAAGAGTTTCAAAGTCATAGCTTTGGAAGTTGGCTTCTTGGTAGGTTTGATAGATCCGTTTCCAATCTTCAACACCAAATACCGCAGTTTGTCTAGTAGTTTTTGCCATAATAATCCATCTTGTAGATTATTTATGGCGAAAATAAACCACCCAGTTTATGTTTACACGTAGCCCGCAGTTTGATTTTGCTGATCAAAAAACAATGACAAGAACTGTGTTGTTTGACCAGGCACTGTGTTTACTGCAAGTTGTATGAGTATGCCGTTGTCCTGTGGGAATAGTTCAGCAGATTCAATATAGATTCTTGGATCTAGTCCGGCCACACGTTGTATTTCTGCCAGGATTGCTCGCTCAGTATCTTGTGTTTGATTTTCAAACAGGTAACTCCAGATCACTGTGCCGTAACCAGGACGTCCAACCAGTTGCCCTTGCTGTATGTTAAATGCATTCAACAAGTCACGCTTGATCAATTCAAAGTCTACTAGTGTAAACTTCTTTGGCTGGTTGATTGTGTTAAATCCTACAAATGTTGTCATAGTAATATTTACCCTAATCTAGCTTTGATTGCTGCCAATGGATCAGGCGATTGTCCTAGTCTTAGTAATGTGTTTGAATCTGTTCCTGCATAGGGTAATTTACCCAACGCACCGCTCACTGCACTGCCTGTTACACTGCTCAATGCAGATGTAGCACTGCTTACAGCACCGTTTATTGACGCTGTTATACTGCCTAACCCGCCAGCACCGGACGCCCTGGCCAGCAATCCACCTGCATCTAATCCACCTGCCAGTAATCCTTTGGCCTTGCTTGCGGCAGCAGTCAGTGCAGATGTGTCAAGTGCTTGCGGGCTAAAGTCAGGCAATGATATTTTATCACTGCCAATTAATTTAGCAGTTGCCGCATTTAGTGTAGATCTATCAATGGTTCCTTTAAATCCGGCGGCCGGAACAATACCAGTCACTGCCGCCGGCAATTTAGTGTCGCTGAAGTTAACTGCAAACTCTCCTTGTTTGGCCAACGAATCCATTTTAGATGTTAACCCAGATGTTAATTTACTGGCGGCGCCAGTTAATGCTCCGGCGGCACCACCGAGTGCGCCGGATAATGCGCCTGTGGCACTTTTAATTGCTCCACCAATGTCTCCAGGCAATACATTGGTTACACCCGATAGTGCGCCAGATATTCCTGCTATCGCACCAGTGGCTCCAGATGTAGTTTTAGCCCATTCAACTGCTGTGCCAACTCCATATTTACTGGCATTGGCCAATAGTCCACCAAGTTGTGCTGTTCCGTTGTTGGCCAATGTCGACACGCTGCCTAAGTTACTAGTGATACTACTGGCTGTGCTGCCAAGAGCTCCGGTGACACCTGGTAATGCTCCAGACAATGCTCCAACGGCTCCAGAAATCCCGTTTGACGCAAATGCTGATTCTACTGCAGGAATTTTTCCTGTTGCCAAGTCAACTCCTGCTCCTTTTAACGCATTGGCCAATCCGCCGGTTAAACTAGATAAACTGCCAGAAGCTAGACTACCTAGTTCTTTAGGAACTTCTACTAGACCAGCAGTGGGAGATATCAAACTTTTTCCGGCATTTGCAGCCGCATTGTATAACAAGCCAGTTGGTGCTTTTAAATCTGTACCAGGAGTTACAATTTCTCCAGTTTTAACCAAGGTGTCAAAACTAGACTTCATTAATCCAAACTGTATTTTATCTTGTAGTGGAGGATTTTTCAACAAATCTACAACACCGGCAACTCCATCTTTGCCGGTCCATACGCTGGGACTTTTCAATACATCAGTTAATCCAATCATTGTTGTTGTCCTAAAAATCTAGCAGTGGTGCCGCATTTTAAATACCCAGCGTCTTCTAACTGTTGCGCACTTAGTCCATACTTGCCAACACCTAGTTCGTCGGTTACTACATCAGCAGGTTGACACACACTGGCTGCAACGGCTGCCATCACTGCCTGTACTTGCGATGTTGAAAGAGGGCCAATTCCTTCTGTCACAGTTGATTGATCCACATAGTCTGCCACTGTGATGCCGTTGTTAATGGGCACATTGGCAAGAACAGGCAACGAAGATATTACGCCACCATTATAAATTGCCAACAACGGCGTATCTGGAACACCTGCTGTGCCGCGATCAAGACGAGATTGAGTAAATTGTATTAGTGTTGTTTCAATTGGCTGTAACTGGTCGCCTGATCTCAGCCCAATAAATGCACCGGCAGCCAACTGTTCAAGATATATTTTTTCTGCTTGCGCTTGTGTAGCACCTGCAGGGCCGTCCAGTGTAAAAAATTGGCCGTTTGGCAATGCAAATGTAAACTTAGCCATTTGACGCACCTGTTACTGTTCCTGCCCAACCTGATGGCAATGGTGGAGTGTTTGGCGGAGTAGTCGGCTGTCCTTCCTCCATGGCAACTTCGACTTCTACACCTTGATTGTGGAATGGCCATGGTTCGTGTGTAGGAGCTCGTGTCACAATGCTTTCTAATCCTGTGGCCGATATTTGCCAACCTGTTGCATTGTTGAATTCAGTGTCGGGCATTATGCGTTTTTCTAATTTAACAGGAGGTTCTACATTTTCAGCCGATCCGCCATTGAGATCAATTCCACCGGCTCGCAATACCATTGCACCACCTGCGTTCCAAGATCCATTGTTGCTGACCACGGCGAGACTGCCGTCGGCACGTACACCAATACGGGCCTTGCTGTAAAGAGTCATTTCATTGTTGCTGGCCAAGGTTATTGTTCGTTCACTTTCTAACGTTGTGCCTGTCATACTTTTCATGTTGATTGTGCCGCCGGCAAACATGTTGATATCTTTGTCTGCGTGTAGATTAATTGTGCCTTGAGTGCGGACATTAACTGAGTTTGTGGCATACACATCAACTGTGCCTTCTTGTCCAAATTCTAACCACGCTTGGCCATTGGCATGTATGATGTAAAAGAAGTTGCCGTCATCACTCATGGTGATTTGATGTCCACCAGCAGTGCGAATTCGCACCAGTTGATCGTCGCCTTCCAAGTTGCCATCGTCAAGCACAATGCTGTGTCCGCCTTTGCGGCCAATCACGTTGACATCAGCGGCAGCAATCGACCCGGCAGCAATACGTTTTTTAATGTCAGATTCGGTTAGGCCGCCTTGGTATACTGGGCGGCCTGGAGTGCTTACTCCAAACACAGCACTGGGACTTTCTCGCTGACTGGTTGATCCAATAGGTCCACGTTGTGTATCGCCAAGTGTTCCTTGCTGGAACATTTCTGCGGCTAGAAAACTGTGTACTGGTTTTGGCTGGTTAAAGAACTGTGGGTTATCATCAATTTTAGAATTGTTTGGATTGATTTCAGTTACCGGCAACACTGTGGCGCCATTGTAATAGCTTTTTTGATCACTGTTTTGCAGGTCAAACGCCTTGCTTGATCCAATTGCAGGAACCATATGCGTTATGCCTGCGTTGGGAATACAACCTATGTAATATCCCAGACTTGGGTCGCCGCCAGCAAACACTACCAGTACACTGACTCCAACATCAGGTGGAGTGAACCACATGCCGTAACTTTGTGGATTACCGTCAAGGTATCCACCAACGCTGGTGGTGTCGCCTTTTTTGCCAGGGCTCGGTGGAGTAGATCCATAAAACCCTGGACAATAACTCACTGTACGCCATAGTGTTTTATCTTCTGGGTCTGGTCCAGCAAACTGCTCAATGTAGACTTGTAGTCGACCTTGTCTAGTAGGATCAACATTATTTTTTACTACGCCAACAAATGGTCCAAAGTCTGCTGGCGTGCCGCCACGATCAAGTTTGTAGTTTTGGGCAGTGCCACCATTTCTAATAATATTATCTGACATTATGTTTCTCTATTAATTTGTTGGATTGGAGCAGTCCCGGCTGGCCCAATGCTTTGTTGTGCTACAATCAGTGCCTCTTCTGGTGTTGCACCTGCGGCCAGTGCATTTTGATACGCGGCAGTTGATTCAAGTGATGTTGTGTTGGCACCTAGACTTTGTTGTGATACAACCGCTGCCTCTTCTGGTGTTGCACCTGCAGCCAGTGCATTTTGATACGCAGTAGTTGACTCAACCTGCTCTGGTGTTGGGTTAACTGTTTGTGGAGGATTGGTTAATGTTTCAGTTGGAGTATTAGCAAGAACTGTGGCAGCGTAATTACGTTCTGCTTGTTCTGCTTGATCAGGCAGTGCTGGTGTGGCGATTGCATTTTCCAATGCTGCCGGACGAACCCCAGGATCAAACACACTTTCGGCCACATCGGCTCGTTCTACTTTTGCTGCCGCTGTTGCGGCTTTGGCAGCACCGGCTGGATCTAATAGATCAATGAACACGCCTTTGAGATTTTGTTCAAATTTACCTCTGCTGAATTTGCTAACACAGTGTGATGCTTTGTATGTATAAATGGCCTGTGGTGCGCTAGAAACATTGGGGTTTGCCAATCCAGTGCCTGTCAAATCATAATCTACACCTGGATTCCATTGTAGGTCAAAAATAATTTCTTGAGCGTCAAAGTTAATTGAGCCGTCAGCATTGAACGGATTAAAATTATAATTTGTTGAACTGATTCCTGTGGCAGCTTCGCCCTGTTGTAGCCAGGCCGGATCGCCAACAATAGTTAACTCACAGTTGGCAATGTCTGTTTTGCTGTACAGGTAATCAGCGGCTGATGCACCCACTGCGTTGGCCTGACCTTCAGCACCTTGATTACTGCTGCCAGCCACTGCTGCCTGAAATTCTCGTGGTGGTGATTCTCTGTTGTTTTGTATCCTGGTATCTGTTAAGATTTTTGGATTGGTGAAAGTTGTAGCATATAACTTATTAAACTTTTGTTCAAATTTAAGAACCTGTGTGTTCTGTCCAGTGAACCAGTATTTGTAACTTTTGTGGCGTCCACGGATTTTGCTTTTGGGAAAATATTCACTTTGCATACTGTTTATGGGATATGCAGAAATTACATAGGTGATATCATAAGCGAAATCATTGCGCTTGGTATCAAACGGAGTTATTGGTGTGGTTCGCACGGAAATTTTATACCACACCAGGTCACCCAGGGGTTTTTGAGGTTTTACTTCAGTAGTGACTTCATCGTTGATATACGCTGCCTGATCAGCAATGTACGTGCTGTTTTTTAATATTTCATTGAGGATAACCACAACTGGTGTGCCAGCACGAAAGTCAAATGTTCTAACATCGTAATCAGCAGAGTTGCTTGCAGGGTTCACTTTGTCTGCAGGATTTTTTGCCTGTTGCATTGGAACTTTGGCTTTGTTGGGCTTTCCACCTTTGGTAACACGGGCGTCGCCAAGTGCAGCTGGGGCAAATTCTACGCTATACTTGTTCGCTACTTCCCACACACCTTTTTTTACCAACTCGGCTTCTGTGTTGTTTAGTGCTTCTATTAGGCCAACTGCAATATTTTTGCTGACGCTAGGAGCCGCGTTGGCCTTGGGCGGTGCTGCCGCGGCTGGAGTGCTGGCATCTATGGCATTATCAATACTTCGTACGCTTGCTTGTGTTGCCATGTTATGCTCCTACGTAATCGCCAAGAGTTCCAGCACCTACATCTTGACCAGCCTCGCCAGTGATCACCAGAGTCTGAGGTGTTGTGGTTGATGCGGCAGCTGGGGCGGCTGGCTTGGCAGGCGTTGGAGTTGGTTTTCTTCCGTCGGCTGGTGATACTTCGGCCACTACAACTCCTTTGGTTAATAAATCTTTTACAGTGGCACCTGAAATTTCAATATTTGATTTGATCACGCCTAAGTTTGTTCCAAATCCCACTGTGTATGGAACAGCAACTCCTTTAACGTGATACTCAATCAACTTGTTAGACACTGTAAAGTCAATGTCAGCCAACTTGAACGGTATGATTTTTTCAACAACAGCATTTTTGTTGTCAGAGTCGCTGGCTTGAACAATTTTTCCATTTTCGTCGTAGCCGTAAAATCGTATGACCAGTGCATATATTGCGGCCGAATATGGTATCTTGGAATCTTTGTATGCGCCCTTCACTGCTTTCCAGAGATTGTCAATCAGTGTTATGGCTGCAGTTTCAGTCACTGTAAAACTCAGTTCTGCGGCATTGTGTGCGCTGTTGCTTCCTTTGCCAGTGATAACACTTTTTATTTCCAAGTTATCAAAATAGTAATCTAGGCCAAAGAATGGGTTGCGACCAGCAGACTGCGAAACTCCGGCCACTGCGCCGCCGGTTGTTAATTCAGGTTGTACTCCTTCAACAGTTGACGGTGCACCTCCACTTTGAATCAATAAATTATATTGACTTATTGTTATTTTACTGGTTTTTTGCAAAGCAGTGTATTGTTCAGGTGTCAGTAGATACCACCCAATGTTGTAGGTATAACTGGCGTATTGATCCAATACATTATCTCTTGGGGCAAATGCTGATTGGTTGGCCTGTGTGGCCGCTATAATTTGTTTGGTGTTTGCCGCGGTTGATCCATCTTCGCCCTTGGCGCCCACACCCGGTGCTCCGCCTGGCCGTCCTTCAGTCTCGTTACCGGTGTTGGCTGGCGGAACACTCTGTGTTTCTGTTAGAGTCTTTACAGGAGGGTTGGTTCCTGTTTCTGTATTCTGTGCCAAGGTGGCAGCTTCAGTAGTTGTGAGTCGTCCGGCACTGGCCGGAGCCGGTGCAGGATTCTGTGTAGCACCAGCGGCACTGTTGGCAACATCAGTGGCCGCAGATGTTGTTGGCGATGTGGTTGCTTCTTTTTCAGCGGCTTCAGCAGCCACGGCAGCATCAAGTTCTTTTTTTAATGCAGTAAGTTTTTGATTTTCTGCGTTAAACGCCAGTCTGGCCGCTTCTACTGCGCCAACTTGACCCAATGCCACTCGTTCGGCTTCTGTGCCATTTTGATAGGCAGCAGATTGTGCAACGGCTGCTTGAGCAGCAGTGAGTTCTCGCCGCAATGCCAGCACTATCTGATATTGTGCTTCCCAACGTGCATCTAATTCTGCTACTGTTGCCATCGTTTAAAACCCCAGTACTGAACGCAGTGTGCTCAACTTGGGCACGTAGATAAACGTATTGATTTTAAAATCCAAAGGTGGTTTTGTCAGTGTGTTGGGATTGCGTTGATAAAACACCCACCACAGTCCGCCATTGTCGTACAGGTCAAATGCCAACAGGTCTGGACGATACTGATATGTTTGATTGATTGTGAATGGCAAGTCATCGCTCTGGCTGGGTATTGGTCTATTGACCATGGCATCCAAAAAGAACTGACTGTATCCTGTGGTATAGTACGGACTGGTTGCATTATAAGTTGCCATTACCAGAATCCTCCTTTGAGTAGGTCACCATTGGCATATTGTCTTAGGCTGAACTGCTGGCTTTGTTGCTTGCGGCTTTGAACCGGCAGCAGTGATATGGCTATGGTCATTTTGGTCGGCACATAGGTTGGAGTATTTTGACCAAATGATGCAGGCGCAGGTGGTTTGCTCATTCCGCCTTTGGGTAATCCGGCATTGGCCAAGCGATTGATGGCTCCACCTAAGACATTTCCTAGTATGCCGCCACCAAAGGTTGTACCTGGACCTGTGGGATTGCCACTTTGACGTTTGTTAAGCATGTTACTGTTGTTGACGTTGGGACTTCGAGCACGTATATAGTCCACATCCACAGGCAGGTCGTAAGTAAACGACTGCACCACACAGGGATGCTCATTGAATTGAAATTCACCCAGGCCGGTGAGATACACCAGGGGCGGCGGTGTGCCACGTTGAGGATCTTGACCATAGAACATTTTTGTCACTGATTTGAAAAAGTGTATCACTGCCAACAAGTACTCAGCTTCCACTGTGCTTTGTGCTGTAAATGGGCAACTCAGTGTAACGGGCTCAACTGAACTGCTTTGATAGTAGTAGCCTTTGTAGTTTGAATGTGTGAGGTCATAACTTGAATAGGTGGCTTTGTACGAAGTGCTAATAGTGGGTGTATAAGGAAATATTATCCCTGTTCCTTTTAAAGGATTTAATATTCCAGGTTCAGGGGCGTTGTACAAATAATCAGCACCGGGTGCCAGTCTTAGTTTCACACGCCAATCACCGTTGTTGGGATTTCTGCGCTGGTTAGCAATGGTATTCTGTGCCCGTGCCTTGTCCAAGGTGCCTTGTTTTATGGCAGCATTGAGATTGTCACGTTCGGCTTCTTCATCGGGGTTGGCGGCAAAATCTGGGGAAGGAGTTGCCGCTGGCAACGGGTCTGGTGCAAAAATTGCCGCACCTTCTGCTTCACGTATCTGTGCCAGTTCAGCTTCGTTGGCTGCATCTATTGCTTCATCACCTGAGCCCAACACAGGATTAGGTGCAAAAATTGCCGCACCTTCTGCTTCACGCAGTTGTGCTAACTCGGCTTCGTTAGCTGCATCTATTGCTTCGTCACCTGACACTGGTGCTGGTGCAAATGCGCGGCCTTCTTGTTCGGCCAAGGCCGCTGCCTGTGCATCTTCTGTGGCTTGCAGTGCTTCATCTCCAACTGCAACTGGAGCTGTCTGAACATTAGAGGCGCCAACTGTGACTCCCAGGGCTGTGTCAGTTTGTTGATTTATAACAGGGTCTGATCCACCTGGCGACTGCACAGCAGTATCTACTGCGGTAGTTCCTGAGGTGGTTGTGGTAGTTGTAGTGGTTGTGTTTGGAACTGTGGTGACTGTGGGTGTGCCGGGTGCTTCGGCATTTTCTTGTTTGCGTACAAGAGCTTCCTTTTCGGCCTTCAGGGCGGCAAGTTTTTCTGTTCGTTGTTGGTTTTCTTCAGGACTGAGAGGCGGATTACCTGCTTTTTTTCTAGCAAAGTCGCTGGGATTGTCTCGGGTAAATTGTTCAAGTTCAGCTTGTTTGGCATTAATGGCTGGCTGCAATGATCGGCTTGCAGGAGTAGGTTGCGGAGCACCGGAAACGGTATTGGTAGAACCACCACCGCTCACAGTTTCTGTACTGTCAGTGGTGTAGTTGATTGGGGTTACTTTGCTTGGTGGATTTTTGGCTTCTAGAGCATAATCAACCTGTTCAAAATTAGCCGGTGATTGCAAGCCTTGGTTAAATCTAGCACTTTCAGCAGTTTCGGCCGCAGTTGGTGCTACAAAATCAACACCAGCCACTTTGCCGGCGCCGGCTACAGCGGCTCCCATTTGGCCGTTATCGCCAACAGCATAGGTGCCGAAGGGAGCGTCAGTGATTCCTGCTTGGGCGGCAGCGGCATCTTCACTCGCGCCTCCCTGACGGAGTTGATTAAACAGTGCTGCCTTTTTTGGATCGTAACCTGGGGTAGTTGCCATATCTTTTTCCTATACAATATTTATCGCAGAAATAAACTGGCCACATAATGATAAAGGTTGACAACGCAGTAAAAAGTGTTATAATAAATACATTACGAGGAGACACTGCCTGTGGCAACATCTAAACGAACGGCATCCACCCTGGATCCGTCAAAATCAATATCATCAACCCCCACTGCACCAAAAGTAAACTATCTCAACAACAGAGACATTCTCAAAGAGATACATGCCAGTAAAAACACCTACTGCTACTACGTAGATCCTGCGGTAGACAGCCAGTACGACATTATTTTGCCCAGTTTGGACAAAATTAACCAACGCACCATAGCCGAAGCTAGACGCAATCGTGCTGATCGACTCAAGCGCGAAGGCACCATTGTGGACCCTGTTAAAATTCCCAATACAGACCTAGTGTTCCGTATCAGTTGCTGGGATCATATCCCAATGGCCGAGAAAAAGATTCCAAAATCTGCACAAAAGAAAAAACAAAAAATTGAGGATCTGCTGGAGTTTGAAGACGAACCCATTGACGATTCCCTGGACGAACTGCTGGATGACGTGGTGTTGAACCCGGTGCGACAGCGACTGAACTTTCCTCCATTTGAACACTGGCGCTTAGACGAAAACAAAGAACGATTCTGTGTGGGCCGTAGTCATTGGCGGGGCGATTTAGAAACCGGCTGCTTCAGCAAGGATCACGGCGACATGACACGTAAGTTGGCGCACATGTTTATGAAACTGTGCGAAAGATATGCTACAAGGAGTAATTGGCGTGGATACACCTACAACGAAGAAATGCGAGGACAGGCCTTGCTACAACTCAGTCAAATCGGACTCCAGTTTGATGAATCAAAATCGCAGAACCCTTTTGCGTATTATACTGCCGCTATCACTAACAGCTTTACTCGCATCCTTAATTTAGAAAAGAAAAGTCAAAACATTCGTGATGACATTTTAGAAATCAATGGACTGAGCCCTAGTTGGACACGACAAAATGCTTCCAAGCCCAGTATGGCCGCCTTGAGTGGTCCAGTCACTATCACCACTTACATTGTTGACAAGCCTGCGGCAGAGACCGACCCGAACCCAGCCAATACCGTTTGAATCTTGCCATAACGGTTGTTTCTCAGCAACACAGGTAGTACAATAATAGTTGGTATTACCTTATATAACTATGTCCAATCTATTTAAAAAAGCCGCAATCTTTACCGACATTCACTTTGGACTCAAGTCAAACAGCACCCTGCACAACGAAGACTGTTTGGCTTTTGTCAAGTGGGCCACTGCCAAAGCAAAAGAAGAAGGTTGCGAAACCTGTTTGTTCTTGGGCGACTGGCACAACAATCGATCAAGCCTAAACATTGTCACCCTAAACTACAGTTTGCAAGCACTGGAGCACATGAATGACAACTTTGAACGTGTTTATTTTATTCCTGGCAATCACGACCTGTACTATCGCGACAAACGAGATATACAAAGTGTGGAATGGGCCAAGCATCTCCCCAATATTGAAATATGCAATGATTGGACCACCATTGGTGATGTGGTCATTGCTCCTTGGCTGTGTGGCGACGACCATAAACGTATTCCAAAACTAACAGGCAAATACATGTTCGGGCACTTTGAACTGCCTGGATACATGATGAATGCCATGGTAGAGATGCCAGATCACGGAGAGATCCGCAGAGAAGACTTCAACAACTTTGAACATGTGTTTACCGGACACTTTCACAAACGTCAGACCAAAAAGAACATTACCTACATTGGCAACTGCTTTCCACACAACTATGCTGATGCCGGAGACGACGAACGTGGCATGACAGTGTTAGAGTGGGGACAGGATCCTGTGTATCATGCTTGGCCTGCGCAGCCACGCTATCGTGTGCTAGGCCTGAGCTCGGTTATCGACAATGCTGCCATTGTGCTAGCAAAAGACATGCATGTTCGAGTGCAGTTAGACATTGAGATCAGTTATGAAGAAGCCAACTTCATCAAAGAAACCTATATTAAAGAATATCAATTGAGAGAAATGGCTCTAATCCCAAATAAAAATTCTGGTGTCGACACAGACATGGCACCTGGAGAAGTAAAGTTTGAATCTGTTGATCAAATTGTTACCGATCAACTTACAAATATTGAGAGTGAATTTTACGATCCAAAATTGTTGTTAAAGATCTATCAAAATCTATGATCTATTGTGTTTGGTATCCTAGCGGAGGATTTGGTCACTTTGTTAATGCAGTGTTAACATTGCATGGCAACAACTTTATGAGACCAAAAAAATCATTGGGATTTTCTTCAACTGGCGATAGTCATAGTCTAGATCTAATTGCTCCTAAATATACCAAGGATTGTTGGCCCGGAGGAATAGAATTCCTTGATGATAAAAATTACTGTGTTCTAGTTGACAACGGAATTGATAATGAATCAGATCTGTTTAAATCTGAGTTTCCGGGTGCAGTCACTATCAAAATTTGTTATTGTAAATACAGTTGGCCAGTGGTTGCTCGTACCATGATTGAAAAAGCCATGAGGAGTAGCATTAAAAAACAGTTGCCCATTGATGGGTGGAACACTGACGAGCCATGGGCACATCGAGAAAAATATTTTTTATATCTGCGTGATCATCCACTACGATCTGCATGGCGCGAATCAGATGAAAATTCTCTTGATGTAGCAGAATTATATGTTGACTACGAAGAATGCCATACTATATTAAACTCTATTGTAAAAACAGGCGATTTTCATAATTTGTGGGCAGAGTGGCGCAAGGCAAATGCCAAATACATTGATCCCGTGGTAACTGCAAATACAGTACTATCTTACGTGTTGGCTAAACAATCCAAAGATCTAACAGATATTACAGATATCTGGACTCAAGCCGTAGTATATTACTACATTTGGTTAAAGTACAACATTGAAATACCACACAACGATTTTGCTGACTTTTTTACCAATACAGACCAAATTCAGAATATAATTGCATGAGATTATTGACATTAGCAGATGGGTATGGGGATAGTATTGCTGTTCCTGGCTGGTATCCAAAATATTGGAAATGGCCCGAAATCATCAAGTTGATGACCAAGGAACTAGAGCTCAACAACTACAGCAGATATGGTGCCGGAAACGAGTTTATTGTTAATCAACTAAAGCAAAATATCAATTCTGCCGATGTGGTAATAATACAATGGGCTCAGCCAAATAGATTAGATTTAGTTCTTGCTCATAACAATCCAGTATTCTGGAACGACGTTATTGCCAGTGATCCTATGTATAAAGATAATGTAGTCAGTTGCGGTAAATATAAGTTCTGGATCAGTAGTGCATCCACTACCGATGAGGTACAGAAATATCATCATCAATATATTTCGGTTGATCAACACCAACTAAGGTCGCAACATTATGTTGAGTATGCTAAACTACTACTTGAACAGCACAGCATTGATTATCGATTTATGCTTGTCGACAATAGCGAATATCTTGAAATTGATGCAAATTGGATTTGTCACGAGCCGTTAAAGGGCATGAGTGACTTTAAACGTAAAAGTAAATATTCTGATTTAGATTTAGGTATTGTACAACCTACGCCGTTGGTAGCGTTTGATTTTATCAAACAGTATGTTATGCCCAGTATCGAGTTGACTTGGCGTAACAGTAGAGAAATTGATGCAGTAGAAAACATGCTGTATCGTCATTATCAAGAAGCAATAAAGACACGGAATGATAAAATTTAAAAATTTAACTGTTAAAAACTTTATGAGTGTGGGCAATGCCACACAAGGCATTGGGTTTGATCGCAACGACCTTACCTTGGTGTTGGGAGAAAATCTAGACCTGGGCGGTGACGGATCACGCAATGGTACTGGCAAAACCACAATCATCAATGCCTTGAGTTATGCCTTGTATGGCAACGCATTAAGTAATATTCGCAAGGACAATCTTGTAAACAAGACCAATGGCAAAGGCATGTTGGTCAGTTTAGACTTTGTGGTCAACGGACAGGAGTACAAGATTGAACGTGGACGAAAACCAAATGTGTTGCGATTCTATGTCAACAATGAAGCACAAGTGGTCACCGACGAAGCGCAAGGCGACAGTCGAGAAACTCAAGATGCCATCGAACGTGTGATGAACATGAGTCACGACATGTTCAAACATGTGCTGGCATTGAATACCTATACCGAACCGTTCTTGAGTTTAAAAGCCAATGACCAACGCAACATCATCGAGCAGTTGTTGGGTATTACCTTGCTTTCAGAACGTGCAGACGCTATCAAAGAACTCAACCGGCAGACCAAAGACAGCATCTCACAAGAAGAATTTCGTATCCGTGCTGAGCAAGAAGCCAACAAGCGCATTGAAGAACAGATTGAAAGTTTGAAACGCAGGCAAGTGCTTTGGCAGAAAAAGTACGACAGTGATGTGGCATATCTAGTTGCCCAGTATGATGATCTAGCAAAAATTGACATTGAAGTGGAACTGCTGGCTCACAAAGATCTATCTGTGTGGACCACAAGGAAACAACAACAAGATGCGTATACTGCACTTGTTGGTCGACAAACTGCTTGGCGACAAAAACAACACAAAGACATTGGCGAGTTGGAACTAACTTATAACAATCTCAGTCATATTGATATCACAGCAGAACTACAAGCACATGTGAACTTGGCCGCTTATACACAACAAGCCAAGGACATTGTGGATCTTGAAAAACTGATTGCTAGGTGCGTTGCCGATGAGGCAAAAGAACAAAAAGCCGTTGATAAACTCAAAATTGAAATTGAAGAACTAAAAAATCACAAGTGTTATGCATGTGGTCAAGACTTCCACGACGCCACGCACGAAACGGTGTTGGCAACAAAAGAGAAAGCCCTACAAGAAGCCGCACTGCAGGCTTTGAGTACTAATAGTCAATGGATGGAAAATACAGATGCATTGCAAGCACTGGGTGTGTTGGGCACTAAACCTACCACACACTACCAAACAGAAACAGAAGCTATTCGTCACTCAAGTGAACTAGAAAACATTCAGCACAAGATTGATGCAAAACATGCGGAAATAGATCCTTATGCCGAACAACTGGCAGAGCACACACCGGTAGAAGTTGGCACACAACCTATCACACACTACGATACAGAAGCACAGGCTGTTGATCACCGCAGTCGTATGAACACGTTACTGACACAAATTGCTACCAAAGGCGAAGAACGGGATCCTTACACTGAACAGATTACAGAAATGCAACAACAAGCCCTGCAAACTGTCAGCTACGATACACTTAACGATCTCACAAGACTACAAGAACATCAAGACTTCTTGCTCAAACTATTAACAAGTAAAGATAGTTTTGTACGCAAGAAGATTATTGATCAAAACTTGAGTTATCTGAACGCACGACTCACACACTACTTGGATCGTATTGGATTGCCAC